AAAGTAAAGAGGGGTAACGAAAATGGGACGAGAAGTAGTATTTGCCAACATACGAAAAAGAATGATAGCAATGATAGTTGGCGGTGTGATACTCACGCTAATGGGTGGATTTATCTCATTTGCGGCGGTAGTAGCCGGTGAATACAGCGTATTGATACTTGGACTTTTTGCGCTTACGCCTGGTGTTATATTTCTTATATTTGGCACGTCACGGAGGACGCACCCTGAAAAGAGCGGCATATTCAAAGCCAATCCCGATCTTTTACAGCAGGCTGACGAGCTTTACGCCAACATACAATATCAGGACGATTATATTATCGTATCCGACAGAGTGCTTGCCAACAAGAAAGCGCCATTTCAGATGTGCTGGCGAGAGGAAGCCTACGGCATTTACCAGCACACAGCGAGTATGAATTTCATCAGTTACACCAACGAGATAATCGTCTGCACGAAGCACAAGAAGAATGTACTGCGTTTTAACGTATATGCCAAGGGCAAGGACACCGTCATGGGGCTTATGCAATTGCTTTCCCAATGTTGTCCCAACGCAATGGTAGGTTACACTCCTGAAACGCTTGCATATGTTAAGGAGATGCAGAGGCGTGCTCAGCAATAGATAATGGACAAGCTCTTTGTGCTTAAATTTGCACAAAGGGCTTGACTTTTTTTGTGATTACTTGTATAATAGTATAGTTGACACAAGGAGATGTACCCAAGTGGCTGAAGGGTCCGCACTCGAAATGCGGTAGTACGGCAAAACCGTAGCGAGAGTTCAAATCTCTCCATCTCCGCCAAACGAACAAAAACCACCGTAAATACGGTGGTTTTCTTTTGTATACACGATTTTTACACGATTGTGTTCAATATCTTCACCGCACGTTCTTCCTCTCGTGGGTAGAGGTGCGAGTAGGTGTTCCATGTCATTGATATGTTGGAGTGACCTAAACGTCTTGCTATCTCCTGAATGTTTATGCCCTCATTGGCGAGCAGGGAAGCGTGGCTGTGACGGAAGTCATGAATACGGATACGTTTGACACCTGCCAAGTCTGCAAACTTCTTGTTGGTCTTTTCAAGGGACGTGTCACGAATAGGACGCTCACCGCCGCAGATGTACATATCATCATTGAACTTCGGTACAGCTTTCTTACAGCGTTCGTAATGTTCGGACAGCACTGCTCTTAACGGTTCTGGTATCTGTATCGTCCGTATGCTTGGCTTGTTCTTTGGCGGCGTGATACGATCACCGCCTTTGAGCTTCTGAGCAATGCTCTTGGTGATGGATATGTAGCCGTCTTTTATATCCGTCCATTGCAGAGCGTATATCTCGCCTTTTCGCATACCCATGTAAAATGCTATGTTGAAAAATACATAGTAGTTCCATTCGTACATTGAGCCGCCGTCCTCTGCTTCCTGAGCATAATTCTTAGCTGCCGATATGTATTTCTTGAACTCGTCAGGCGTGTAGAAAAGCATTTCTTTCTTGGCTTCAAGTGGCGCTTTGAAGTTGCCTGCGGTTATAACGGGATTTTTCGGAATGTATTCCATTTTCACAGCATAGTTCATCATTGCACGAAACTCGCCGTAAATGTTCTTTCGAGTGACGATAGCCAATCCCTGCTCTGACAGCTCCTGTTTCCATTTCTGCACCATTGGTACGTTCAGATTATCTATCCTCACGCTTTCAAAGGTGGGCAGGACGTTCTTTTTCAGTATTCTTAGGGACTTGTCCAGTGATGTTTCACGGACCTCCGAACGCTTGGCGGTGATGTACTCCGTGAATAGCTGTCCGATAGTCATTTTTTGAGTTATCTCTTTAGCATTGAGCTTTTGTGTAAGCTGGATTTCAAGCTGCTTAGCCGTCTCTGCACCGAACGCCACACGGTCTATCTGATGAGACTTTCCGAAACTGTCCGTATAATTGATACGCACACGATATTTTTGCAGACCGTCTTTTCTGATGTTCTTTCCGTTCTTGTCCGTCATTTTGTAGATCGGCATAAATATTCCTCCTATTTTCTTGACATATTTAATAATATGCAGTATAATAAAAGGGCGGAATAAGCCCTTTTGTGGTGATTGGGTTTTGTTCGTTTTGAGCTGATATTGGTAGTATCCGCTCTGCTCGCCTCTGAGTGTTGGTAGCACTTGGGGGCGAGATTTTTTATTTACTTATTCGTCTATATCATCAGTTGAGTTGAAATCTGACACTTCGGGAAGTGCCTCTGTAATGGACAATCCTTGACGATATTCTTCTGCAAGCATTGTTCTGTTAAATTCAGCGGTCGGCTGATATTTATACACAAGAGCCTCTATTTCGTCAAGAGTTACATTGAAGAACTCTTTTCGGGAGTTTATCTTATTCACTCTGCGGTCATTGAGTTCTTTGTGAAGTGTAGATTCAAGCGTTACTGCGTCGTCTGTGAAGATAAAGCTATGTACATCAAATGAGAATGGTACGCTTGCGTCACCAAGCTCTTTTACTCTGTCAATAGGATTTTCTCTCCTTGTCATACCGACCTTGAACACATTCTCACCGAATGAGCCAAGATTTGATATAACATATACAAAGCCCGCTTTGCCGTTCTGCAACTGTGTGATCTTCTCTTTCTTCTCCTGCACAGCAGCCATTTGCTCTTGTAACTCTTTGATACGCTGTTCAAGTTTTTTGAGCTGTTCGTTATCAGCACAGGTTGACATTTGCTCGGTTACGGAATTTATCTCATTCTGATATTTGGATTCTTCCTTTTCGACTTTCTTACGCTGTTCTTCCAAAGCCTTGCGTTCGGCAGCTTCCTGCTTCATCTGCTCTTTTATAGCACGCTGTTCTTCCTTGATACGTTCTTTTTGCATATAGTATTCATATTCAACTTTTACAGTTTCTATAAACAAATATTCTATTTCGCCGATGAACTTTTTCATTGTTGGTGCAATGTTTTGGTTGCCGTCAACGGCGATAGTGAGATAACGTGCGGTAATGTTTTTGACCGCTTCAACGGAATCTTCAAGTTTTCCATACTTCAATGAATATAAAACATTTTGAAGTTCTGCTTCAAGAGCTATGACCATAAGCTTGTAAATAGCGATATTGGCTTTTGTATTATACCTGCCCTCATATCGCTTAAACTCTTCTTGAATACTTCTCTGCATATCATTATAACGCTTTTTGAGCTGTTTAACATTCATACAGTTAAGCTTCATTTCGATTATTGGCGAAAGGGTCTCATCTGCCATATCAATAAGTGCTTCATCAAGGTGAGAATCAGAGCCTTCTTCATATGCCTTGATAGCATATTGGAAGCTCTTATAGATGTTTTTGAGCTTTTCAACTTTATTTGCGTTGTTCTCAACAGTCTTACAGCTCTTTTCATACTCAGCATTCTTATCCGCCAAGAGCATTTCTTTTAACTCAATGTCAGCGCCAAGACGTTCAAGTGTGTTGCGAGCTTCTTGAAGCTTGTCTTCAAGTTCTTTTTCTGCGTCAGCTTTTGCCTGCTGTCGCATTTGGAACAGCATATTTTCCTTTGTATTGCAGATCTGGTCATAATCGACTTGGCATCGGTTTCTCTTATGCGTCAAGTCTAATATTTCATTTTCGAGGTCGCTTTTAATGCCATTTTGCTTTTTAGCATACTCTTTATCAATACTTACATTTCTTATATAAAGCACAATTCCCACTATAAGTGGAATAATGAATATTGAAAATGCAAATATCAAACATAAAACGATAACAGGACACTTTTTTCTTTCTTTCATATATTTCTCCTCCTAATAACTTGAAAACCGACAATTATAAACTTTTTATTGAAAAACTTTACAACATCAGAAATCGGTGTTATAATATATTTGAGATAACAGGAGAAATCTTGCTATTTTGATCTCGTTGGTATTTGCGGTGCCAACGGGATTTTTTTATTATAAAGATTTTATAACTGTTTTTACAATGCCGAGTATTCTTATGCGGTCTCTTTCTGCACCGACAAACTCTCTCGGCTGATATTCGGGATTGAATGATACAAGGGTTATCTTGTCATCAGAATACTTGATTTTCTTCACAACGCCGTTTTCACCGTCGATAAGGGCAACAACTACCTGTCCGTCCTCAGCCCAATCCTGCCTTAACACCTGTATCTTGTCGCCGTTTTCTATCTTCGGGTACATACTGTCTCCCGAAACGACAATGCACATAGTATTCTTAGCCTCTTCCTCACTGACGATATAAAGCGGCATATAGCCTACAACATAATCGTCAGCATAAGCACCAAACCCAGCCGACACGCTCTCATATATAGGTATTATATGTACGTTGTCTTGCGGGAGTATGGTTGCGTTAGAGTCGATAGGTTCGTTATCTTTTTTATCTTCTTCGTCCCAGCCCATTAAATAAGAGGGCGTAACACCAAGAACTTTTGAAAACTCTACAATACTACTGCGAGGTATATCTCGACCCTGTGTTTCAATCTTATTTATTGATGAACGTGATTTATAACCTAAGAGATGTGCTAATTCAGTTTGAGAGTAACCTTTTGCCTCTCTTGCTTTCTTTATTCTTTCACCCATTGTCATTATAGAACACCGTCCTTTATATTGAGTATAGCATTTGTAGCCTATAATGTCAACAAAATTTTACGCTTGTAAAATTATTTTGTCAATGTAGACAAAAACGGGTACAAAAACTTAGCGATATTTTTCCGTAAAATAATGTTGACAAATATGCCAACATAGAGTATAATATGTTTGTAGACAAATATGACTACAATAACAAAAAAACGGAGGTGAGGGTAGATGAATACATCTATGTTGCTTGATAAGATTGAGAATAGCGGAATATCCAAAAGCGAAATTGCAGAAACGTTGGGAATAACTCGTCAAGGGTTGTACAACAAGCTTTGCGGTAAGAAAGAGTTCAAGGCGTCAGAAGTGCGAAAGCTTTCGGAACTTCTTGATCTCACAAGTGCTGAGCGAGAGCAAATTTTTTTTGCTGATTGTGTAGGCATAAACGCCAACAAGTGATTAAAGAGGGGGTGAGGAGAATGAACGAAAATCTTTCAACACTCAGTTTAGACGTTGAAAAAGGAGAATTAAAAGTCAACGGAAAAGATATGTCAGATGTTTCGTACTTTAAGCTTGAATTTAATGGTGCTTGGTCATTGACTATATCTGAGGACTTTTACGTCAATGGCAAAAAAAGATCACCTGAAAATTCAGGTGATAAGATCAAGGGACAAATTTTGAAATAAGGTCAAGTACATCGGAAAGACCGTTTTTAAATCGGTTTTCCATATACACAATGGTCTGATCGAGAATATCAAAATCTCCGCCAATGTAAACTTTGATGTATCCATTTCTTGCGAGTTCCAATATGCAATCTGAAATGTCGCTGTCATACCATTTTGATAAGTCTTTATCGCTTTTATAAAAGTCAATTTCAAAACGACGTGATTCAGCCTTTGATTCACCATTTTTACGGCGTTCAAGGTACATTTTGTATATGTAACAAATGACCTTTTCAGAATCCTTTGTAATATTCATAAGTTTGCCTCCTTTCTTTGTAAGATATAGCCATTATATCACAACTGAGGAGAAAATGCAACAAGTGATTAAAGAGGGGGTGAGGACTTGGCGGCTAATATAGTGTATGCTATAGCGTTCGGATTATTGGCAGGTGGTATTCTGTCAGACTGTGATTTTGATTGTGTTATGGACTACATAATGTTCATTATGGCATTGGGATTATGCCTGTTAAACATAGTATTGTGCCTACTGTGATAAAGAGTACAAACAGCAAAGAAAAAATCAATATGGTCTGTAATATCGCAAGTAAGACAGCTTTTGTGATGAAAACTATTTTACCATGTCGGTCATACCAATTGTGTTGATAGCGATATGGCGTTGAAATTTTTGGAATGCCAACATATTTACAAAGATTGTTGTAAGTATCTAAGAAGCTATTGCAAAATTTTTCATAAAACAGTTGTTTGTCATTATCTTCGCAGTTGAGAAAAATTTCAAAGTCATTGTAAACGTCATTTCCAACATAAGCACGATTATCTTCAATTACATTGCAAACTTGCTTTATAACAAAATCAAAATTTTCATTATTTTTATATGTATATAAATGATTTTTAAGCAGTTTAAGCAATGGATCATATATACTGAGAAGTCGTTCTTTTGATATGTCTTTTTTCTTAACTACACATCTGTAATACCAAATAGATATAATGATTGCGAGAACAGGACAAATAACGGTAATGAAACTATATAGTTTTTCCAATTTAAAACTTCCTTTCGTATGATTTTCTACATTATACCACAAGAAGTTAGATTTTTCAAGGAGGTACAAAAATGAAACTGTACAAGGTAACAACGACAGACCGGTATAATCGCAACTGGGTCTATACAGTATCTGCCGATAGCGAACGTGAGGCTTTATGGAAAGTAAAAGCGAACGCTATTAGTTCGGGTGAAACTGTATTGACAATCGAGGAGGTGGACTAAATGAGGTCACCGGACATTGAAACGGCAGTGCGGCTGTACTACGAAAAGCCCGAGATAACCAATGCGGATATCAAGGCACTGTTCAGCACAGGTGAAACGCAGACTATCAAGATCAAGAAAGCTGTTAAGGAAGAAATGGGAAAGCGTGGTGTGAAGTCATGGTTGCCACACTCGGTCAATACCGAGATAGCCTACGAGGTGTGGGGCATTGATATCGACAACTTCGAGAAAAGGCTTAAAAAACTCCGCACGCTTTACGGAAAGGACGTGAGAAAATGATAGCCGTACTAGAGATAATCAGATGTGCCGCAGCGGTAGCGCTCTTGGTGGTGCTTGCAATGTATGTAGCGTACAGGTGGTATGTAAGCGTAAAAGAAACTGCCTACGAGGAAGCTGAGGAGAGCATAAAGCGTGCAGTGAGAGAAGCAGGTAGACCCGTGGTCAAGGTCGAAGTTGAAATGAAAGGAAAGTGGTAAAATGGCGTTGATACTGCTGATAACAATAGCGGTGCTTGCAGGGATAGATGTAGTGATGTATCTTGTGCTGAGCGTGGTGGATAGGCACTGGGAGAAAGGTTTTGAAAACGAGGAGGATAACGATGATAACGAAAGAGGAGTTTGAAAATGACAGCTGAGCAAATAGAAGAAAAGATCGATGACATTTCTCATTATGTTGGTTATATAGGTGAGCAAAAAGTTAGATTTTTTGCATCTAATAATGGAGATGTGTTTATACCACACTGTTATATTGACGAACTTATAGCTGTGCCTAAAAGTACAATGCGTGTCAAGATTTGCAAAAGCGAAGTTCAATCAGTGATCGGTCAGCTAAAGAAAGTTGAAAGTCTTTTTAACGGTAATCAGGGATTTTATAATAGTTTGAGAGAAGACCAAGTAGCACCATATATGCTTTTGTATTCTAGGTTAAACATTGAGGATACAAAAAATAAATACATAATGTTAATGAATTTGGTTGAGCAAGCAAAGCAAGAATTAACGCACAAAGAAAACGAGCCTGCACCTGCGGCAACAGGCACAAGCTCGGAGGTATCAGATGATACCTGTTCAATATTACAGTTTGATGATAGCACAAAAGAGAGGATTTGTCAAGAGGCAGAAAAGGCTTACAAGGCTTGCGAACTGATGCTGGAAATTTACGAACGTATGGACGATAGCGAGCAGAAAGCCTTCGACCTGGGGCAGTCATATCGGGCAATGGTTGAGGTGAAAAAGGAGCTTGAGAGGATAGGGAGAGGCGGTGTTCCAAATGCGTAGCAAATACAATACCTGCGTGGGCTGTACAGCCTTAGGTCTGCCTTGCAAGCACTGCGGACTTGACCGCAACGTCACTGCATACAACTGTGACAAATGTGGCAACGAGATAGACCCTGAATCAGAGTGTATGTACATCTGTGAGAATGTGGAGTACTGCAAGGATTGTTTCAGAGAAATGCTTATCGACCGCATATCTGAGAACGAAGACGTAGAAATAAGTGATCTGGCAGCTCTGCTAGCTCTGGACTACAAAGAAGATGATCTTTATGATTATGACGAGGAGGACTATGACGAATGAAAAAACAAATGTCTGCGGAAGATTATCGCAATGACGAAGCGTTCAGCCGTTCACAACTTTTCAAGCTGTCAAAGTCGCCTGCACACTTCAAGTACGCCCTTGAAAATCCCGAAGTTGAAACCCCTGCGCTTGCTTTCGGTACAGCCTTTCACGCTTATGTTCTTGAAAAGGATAAATTCGACAGCGAGTACATAGTCGCTCCAAAACTTGACAGGCGTACCAAAGAAGGCAAGGCGCTTGCGGCTCAGATAGAAGCAAGCGGTAAGATACCCATAAGCGAGGACGCTTTTGCACAGATACAGGCAATGGCTGAAAGTGTGATGTCAAACAAGTATGCTGCCGCGTTGCTTAACGGTGGTGAACATGAAAGATCATACTTCTGGACGGACAAGCTCACGGGGCTTAAGCTCAAATGCCGCCCCGACTGCCGAACGGATCTAAGGTCAACGTCTGTCATAGTAGACCTAAAAACCACAGAAAATGCCGATACAGACAGTTTTATGCACAGCTGCATAAAGTACGGCTATGACTTGCAGGCAGCTATGTACACAAAGGGTGTGTCAGAGGCGGAAGGCAAACAGCATAGATTTGTTTTTATCGCTGTGGAAAAATCACCGCCTTATGCCTGCAATGTCCTTGAGGCTGACGATTTTATCATACAGAAAGGCACAAAAGACCTTAACGACTATCTTTACACTCTCAAAGAGTGTCTTGAAACTGATAACTGGTACAGCTACAACGGCAAAAACGGCGATTTGAACGTCATAAGCCTGCCGGGTTGGCTGGCTAGAGAATACGAATAGGAGAAAACGATATGGATGAAATAACAAATGCAGTAGCAGTAACATCGGAAGTACCGCAGAACAGCACTATGCCTCTTGACAACATCAATCAGGGCACTGTAGCAATCGAAGCAAGCAGAGCCATTGCAGAAGCCCAAGGCAAGCTTGTCATCGCAAAGAGATTTCCGAGAAATGAGATACAGGCTTTTGCTAACATGAAGAAAGCTTGCCAGCGTACAGGGCTTGCAAACAAGGCATTTTACAGCTATCCGAGAGGTGGCGAAACAGTTTCAGGACCGACTATAAGACTTGCCGAAGAACTCGCAAGGTGCTGGGGCAATATTGACTTCGGTATCAAAGAGCTTTCACAGGACAACGGCAAGTCAGAAATGCAGGCGTATGCTTGGGACTTGGAGACGAACACAATGTCGGTGCAGAATTTCACCAATCCACACGCAAAGGAAGTCAAGGGCAAGATAAAGACCCTCACAAGCCTGCGTGATATCTATGAGAACAACGCCAATATGGCAGGGCGCAGGCTCAGAGCAAGGATACTTGCGGTACTTCCTGCGGACTTTGTGGAAGAGGCTGTCGCCGAATGCAGAAAAACTCTTGCAGGCAAGAATAATATTCCTCTTACGGACCGTGTAAGAAAAATGGTGGTCGAGTTCGAGAAGCTGGGTGTGACGCAGGAAATGATAGAGAAACGTCTTGGCAGAGGTCTTGACACAATGACAGCCGAAGATCTTACAGACTATATCGGCATTTTCAATTCGCTCAAGGATAAGAACACAAAGGTGTCTGAGTGGTTTGAATATGAGAAAATATCTACAGATATCTCAGCAGAAATAGACCAGCTCCAGACAGAGAAAGAGCAGGTGCTTTAATGCGGGCAAAATTACCCGACGGCTCTGTTATCATCAGTGGTTTTCTCGCAAAGGACGCAGAATACAAACAGGTGGGCGGCAATAACTCGTCGCTCACCAAGTTTGCAGTAAAAGTGGGCGAACGTCAGCCAAAGGTGCAAGGTGAGCGTGGTGAAGCCGTATGGGTGAACTGCCAGTGCTGGCACTCTGTAGCAAGAGCCACAAAGGCGCTGAAAAAATTTGACGTTGTGTTTTGTGTGGGCAAGGTGGAGAAAAAGCCATATACCGGCAAAGACGGTAAAGAAAAAGTTGACGTACATCTTGTGTGCGAAGCCGTTTTTGTACAGCCTACCGCAGAAGCAGCACCCCCGCAAAAGCTAGGCGGTGACCTTTCCGGCTTTGAGGAGGTGTTGAATGATGAGGGAACGCCATTCTGATGATATCATTGACGTTGATGCGAACGAGGAAAAGCATTTTGATATCGACATGAGCGACGCAGAAGCGGTGAAAAACGCCGTTGCTGTAAAGTATACAAAAGACGATTTTCTCTACACAGAGAAGCCATACGAAGCGATATACGATTACAAAAACGACCCTTTCATGCACAATCTGAAAATTGAGCAAATGGCTCAGCAGGCGGCAGAGGTAGGCGTAAAGACGTTCAAAGGACTGTATAAAAACTACGTCAAAATGCGAGAAATGCAGCGTGGAGCGAACGTTATCATCAATAACCCCACTGCGTTCTCAGGTCCATATATGCAGCTTGACGCAGGCAAATACAATGTTGATGACGGCGGTGTGTATCTTATTGATGAAAGCGGCAACTATCACGTTATCTGCCACCACCCGATCATTCCCTTTGAGTGCTTGCAGAACATTGACACAGGTGAAGAGAAGCTCAACATAGCTTACCGCACTCGTGGAGAATGGCAGGAGAAAGTCGTATCCAAAGAAATACTATATAACAGCCGAAACATTTCACAGCTAGTTAAATGCGGTGTTGATGTGTCTTCTGAAACTGCCAAAGAGCTTGTTTCATATTTTCAGGAGATAGAGAGCCTTAACCGCAATTCTCTGCCATTGAAAAGATCAGTGGGCAGGCTTGGCTACATAAACGGCGCAGGCTTTTCACCATACGTCGAGGGGCTGACCTTTGACGGAGAGCAGAATTATTCCACCATTTTTAGCGCTATAAAAAGTCATGGCAGTTATGAGAAATGGAAAAAAGCCGCTATAGATTGCCGCAGGAAAAGCGTGATCGCAAAGATATTTCTTGCGGCGAGCTTCGCAAGTGCGCTTATTCAGCCACTTGGCGGTCTGCCGTTCTTCGTTCATCTATGGGGCGTTGATTCAGGCACAGGCAAGACAGTTGCTTTAATGCTTGCGGCTTCTGTTTGGGGAACTCCCGAAATGGGCGAATACATTCAGACGTTCAACAGCACAGTTGTCGGCCATGAGCGAACAGCAGCGTTTCTCAACAGCCTGCCGTTTCTCATTGACGAACTCCAGCTCAGCAAAGATAGTCATGGCAGAAGCCGATTTGACGTTTATCAGCTTGCTCAGGGTGTTGGACGTTCTAGGGGCACGAAAACAGGTGGCATAGAACGCACACCGATATGGCGAAATACTATCCTTACCACAGGCGAAAGCCCCATAGTGGGCGGCTCAGCAGGTGCAGGAGCGGTAAACAGAGTTATCGACATTGAATGTACGGCAAACAATATCGTGATAGCAGACGGCATGACAGTATCAGCAGTGATAAAACAAAACTATGGTTTTGCAGGGCGAGAGTTCGTTGCAAAGCTGTCCTCACAAAAAGCCTTGACAATGGCACAAGAGGTCTATAACGATTATTTCACCAAGCTCTGCAAGTCGGATACAACAGAGAAACAGGCAATGGCAGCGGCAATGATACTCACGGCTGATATGATTGCAGAAGCGTCCGTGTTCAAAACGAATGAGCCACTAACAATTGACGATATCTCACCGTATTTGCAGACCAAAAAATCGGTATCAGCAGGTGAACGAGGGTATCAGTATATGTGCGATTGGGTGGCGTCAAACAGCAAACGCTTTGCGACAGGTGAAGACAATAACGGCGAAGTGTTTGGACTTATCCAGGGCGATTTTGCGTATATTATTCGCTCAAAATTCGATGAAGCAGCTTCAAAACAGGGCTTCGACACAAGGGCGTTGCTTAGCTGGCTGAAATCTAACGGCAAGATACTCGTGAGAGGGCGCAACAATACTCGTGGCAAGCGCATCGGTGGCGTGAACGTTGAGTGCGTTGTGCTGAGATTGCCAGATGAAACACCAGATTATTACACCGAAGAAGAAATGCGTGGGACGGACTTATCGGATTTCGGCATTTTGTGAGACATAAGTCCCACGAGGAAAGCAGCGTAAATGCGTGGTTTTCTGCATAGTGTGGGACTGTGGGACATTTTCCCCCTATATATACCTGTTTTAAATAGGTGATATAGAATCACGGCTTTGTTCACACATCGTTAAAATATATGTGTGTTTTCCTATATAGGAAAATGTGCGAATTTGTCCCACAGTCCCACAACACCCCGAAAAGTGCGTAAATACGCATGGTTTTCGTGTGGGACGTTTGTCCCACACTGTCCCCCACGTCCCACATAAGGAGGTAAAAAACATCAAATGAATGCAAGAATAAAGCTCCGTGACTATCAGCAGGAGTGTATAGATAAAATAACGCAGGCAGGGCAAGGAAAACATCTTGTGCAAATGGCAACAGGTCTTGGCAAGACGGTGACCTTTGCAAATATACCACGTCATGGACGTATGCTTATTCTGTCGCACAGAGAGGAACTTGTGAGCCAGCCGTTAAAGTACTTTGATTGCGCAAAAGGCATAGAGATGTCAAAGTATCATACTGACGGCAGCGAAGAGGTGGTTTCTGCAAGTATCCAGACCATGACACACAGGCTTGACAGGTTTTCACCTAATGATTTTGATATCATCATAGTAGATGAGGCTCACCATGCAGCGGCAAACAGCTATAAAACTGTCATAGATCACTTCACACCACGTCTTCTGCTGGGCTTCACGGCAACGCCTAACAGGGCTGACAAATGCAGGCTGAATGATGTGTTTGATGATATCATATTTCAACGTGACCTGCGTTGGGGCATTGAACATGGTTATCTGTGTGATATCCTCTGCAAACGTGCTGACATAGGCTATGACCTTTCAGCGGTACATACACGGCTTGGCGACTACGCCCCGGGTGAGCTGGCAGAAGCAATGGACGGCACTGCGGACGCTATAGCACAAGCGTATAGAGAACACGCCAAAGGTGCAACACTTATTTTTGCGGTATCTGTAGAACAGTGCTACGAGATAGCGAAACGCATCGAGGGGGCGGAGGTGGTCACAGGTCAGACTAAGGACAGAGCTGATATTATACGTCGCTTTACTCAGCGTGAGATACCTTGTCTTGTGAATTGCATGGTGTTCACTGAGGGTACTGACATACCCCTTGTGGAAACTGTTATCATAGCAAGACCTACACAATCAGATGCATTGTATACGCAAATGGTAGGCAGAGGGTTGAGGCTGCACCCTGACAAGGACAGGCTCACACTCATCGACTGCGTAGGAGTAACAGGCAAGGCAAGCCTGAGAACAGCTCCAAGTTTGCTCGGTATTGACATTTCTGAGCTGCCAAAGAAGAGTCAGGACAAAATGGAGGGAATGCTATTTGAGCTTCCTGAAAAGGCTACTATGATGTCGGATTGTCCTGAAAGCTGGATAAAGAATGTTCGTATCGTTGACTTGTGGGCGCAGGAGCAGAAGTATAATACCCATGACGTGAATTGGTTTAAGCTGCCGAATGGCGATATGAAATGTAGTCTAGGCAAGGGAAAAACGCTGAGGATATCTGCACCTGACGCTTTGGGCATGGCAGTATGGCAAGGTCAGAAATTACCTATGCAACAAGCACTTGACGAGGCGTACACTATTCTCTGCGAACGTGAAGCAGATAGCAAATGCTTGTGGGATCTAAATATTTGCCGAAAGTGGGGCAAAGCACCTGCTACTGATAATCAGAAAAACCTTATCCGCAGACGAGGCAGGAAGTATCTCAACAATTCGGATATCGACATAGAAAGTCTGACAAAATTTGAAGCAAGTCAGATACTCAACAGGATAATGAAAGGGTGATGATATGGCAAGAAATGAAGACAGAGAGCAAATGACCCTTATCAAGTGGACACAGCAGGCAAGCATACGCAAGGCTTATCCTGAACTCAAGCTGCTCTTTCACATACCGAATGAACGTCATTGCGACCCACGAGAGGGCAAGAGATTAAAGCTTATGGGTGTAAAGTCAGGCGTTCCTGATCTGTTCCTGCCTGTGGCACGGGGGAGGAACAAAGGACTGTTCATAGAGCTTAAAGCAGAGGACGGCAAGCCGTCAGATAATCAGATGTGGTGGTTTGCGGAGCTTGGCAAGCAGGACTATTTGGCGGCGATATGCTACGGCTGGAAGCAGGCAGCTGATATGCTGATGCACTATCTTGGAGGTGATGATAATGCTGGTCAAAACTGAGGTCATAAAGAAGGCAGACGAGCTGAACAGAATGGCGGCAAAGCTTCTGCCACTGCCAGAGGGGCTGACACAGGCAGAACAGCTTTTGTACAAATCGCTTTGCGTTGTGTACCGAGAGTTCAGAGCGGGGCAGATAAACAAGAAACAGGCGCTTGACGAAAAGCAGGAACTATACAGGGCATACATCAATGGGGCTTATGCACTTGATCTATGGCAGACATATGGGGAATATGCTAAGGTGTTTCAGAAATGTCAGTACGAGATACATCATGACGGCTGCGAGGTTTGTAAACGTCTCAATGATATCCTATGCGGTATGGGGGAGGGGCAAAGCCAATGAAACACACTGACCACACCCTCTGTTGGCACTGTCGCCACGCAGTACCGACAAAGAATAAGATAACAGGAGAATACCTCACAGGCTGTACGAGGCTCAAAAGGGCGATATGATACACTCGTATACTGTGACGGAGTGTCCGAGATTTGAGGAGGGGTAAAATGGCAAAGGACAAAACACCCGAAGAACTGTTAAAGCAGTATTCGGCAGGAATTTTAAAGTCAATAGAGCGGTACAAGTCCATTATCGAGCATGGCTGTAGTGACCCATCATGGCCTGACGGTTGTAATGCCAACTTGTGCAGAAACCATGTTCTAGCGTATAAGCGATATATTCTGGATATCTGCACAGATAACGATTTGAAAATACCACAGGAATATTACCTACCAACGCCGCCTGAACAGGACAATAGCTTTATGGCTGACAAGACTAGCGAAAGGTACAAAAGGTTGAACAGCTACCCTGATTATAACGGCAGGCTGACAACGAGGAAAGTTGACTATGATGATAGTCAGATGAGTTTATAGGAGGGATAAGAATGAAAACACATAATCTGAAACTTAGCATAGAATTTTGTGACGCCGTTCTGAGCGGTGAGAAAACTTTCGAGGTCAGAAAAAATGACAGGGGTTTTCAGACAGGAGATCTGATAAGATTTATACCGACTGACGGAACGTCTTATCACAGCTCAGACGGCACAATAAGAGAACACGCACAACATGAGATATCAGGGCATACATACAAGATAATATATATCCTCAACGGCTGGGGAATAAAGAATGGGTATGTTGTGTTGGGAATAAGAGAGGAGAGAGCCTATGGAAAGAAACGACCCTATGACCATGTCACGCCTGAAAGCCTACCGCAGGAACGCCTCAGCCATTGAGGACATCAAGGCGGAGCTTGAGGGTAAGTACGTTGCTGACAGTATCAGCGTATGCACTCCGCCGTCCTACACACCACACAGCACACGCATAGACGGCTTTCTGCCAAGTGGTGATACACTTTCACTGCTGTGCGAACAGGCACGGTTAGAGCGTGAGCAGAGGTCTGTGGAGGAGTTTATCAAGGGGATAGAGGATAGACAAATGAGGAAGATATTTGTACTCAGGTTTGTAAAAGGCTTTACTTGGATACAGATAGGACACAAGGTCGGAGGTACAGCGGACGGCTGTAGAATGGCGGTCAAAAGATTTTTGCAAAATGCTTAAACTTGTTCGCTCTGTTCGTTTTACCTATGTTATAATTTAAACTGAGGAAAGTGTAGATGTACCTCAGACTTGTACTTTCATTGAAGTCACCTCCAATTTTCTAAGCCCCGTAAGGGGCTATGCAGAACGTGAGTGCATGAGCTTGTGGTCTGCCCATACGGTCAGCTGGTTTTCCGACAAAGCCAACACATAATATTTGAACCGCCGCCAAGCCGTGAACTATATTCTAGAGCTTCGGGCGGTGTATGCAGGTCGAGAGCGAGCCACCGCTCAGATCTGCTCCAACATTTACAAAACTCCTTATAATATTTTCACAAGGGCGACCGCAAAATGCAGCCGCCTTTGCGTTGTGTCGTAAAAAGTTCATAAATGTCGAATTTTTGATATACTGCATAAAAAATACAATTGTGTTTTATGCAGTAAATAGAAATTCGGTGCATTTCGTTGATTTTCGCTCTGATTAGTGATATTATTTAAGAAATGTTATTATGAGGAGTGATTGTTATGGAAAACAAATTTGATAAAATAATGCATTATGCTAATTTCAATATTACTTTTGGTGCTGAAAATGAGCCAATGCTGTCTTATTTTGAAGATATTATCTTACCGGCGTTTAACAGCGGTTATAAACGTGTGAAGGTGATTGATGGAAAAGAGGATTTTCCCAAATTTAGTTTTAGCGATATTGAGCTTAAGTGTATAGATGGTGTTTATGTCCTGGTTGGTAATTATATAAAAGAAACAGAATATAATATATTATCACAAATAAAAGGTGGCAAACTGACAAGTGTTAATTCTCTAGTACCGGCCGCTCCGTATTCACGCTTTATTATTTTTCTTGATAATCATAAGATGATTTTGGTGCGTAATCAAATTGCAAGCCCAGACATACGTAGTTTTCAAAAGACTTTTATGGAGTGCATAAATAGTTTTATAAGAGTTAATAATAAGTCTATTCCAAAGGGTAGTTCGGCTCTGCCACATGCTAGTGTCCATATAGTGGATATGCCAAAGTCTGATGATATAGATTGTATGTTTTCAAAGGTCAAAAAGATTAGAAAAGTAAATTTGTCCTTTTACCCACTTAACAATGATGAATATCATTTGCCACTTTTTGAAAATCTCACGGAAACACGTAAAAGTATTTGTAGTAATACTGGTAGTGTTAGTTTTAATTCGCCAAAATCAAAATCAGGTGTAAAAGAGCTTATGAATAATGCTAATGGCTTAGTAAAAACGTCAGTTTATGTTGAAACTTATGATGGGGGAAAAGAAAAAATAACGCCAGAAACTGTAGTTACAACTCGTAACGTAACTGTTTCTGGAGATTTGACGGATAAGTCAGATGAATATTTGTTTTCTGTAGCTAGAAATTCTAACGTTATGAGTGAGGTGAGCAGTTCAAACAAAAAAATATATGATAGAGTCAAAAAAACTTTAATGAAATTTATAAAGATAAAATAATTTTATTCGGCGGTGTCATATGAAAACCAATGATAATCATAATTTATATGATCGTTCTTTAGATGAATTTATACGTAAATTCCAACCTAAAGATATAATAAAAAATGCAATAAGGGAAATAGTGCCTAACAAAAGAAATTGGAAATCTTTTTGCATATTGGTCATAATAAGTATTATCCTTTCTTTAGCTGTGGCTTTCAATAAAAACACAATTAGCATTGTATCAAATATTGCAAATAAAATGATTGATATACAACTTGCAGTGTTTGGAAGCGTATTGGCAATTTACTCAATTATACTTGTTCTTTTAGATGATGAATTTACGAAACTGCTAGCAAAGCTGGAAGATTCGGAAAAGGAAAACAAAACAGAATTGAATAAGAGCATTCAATATATGGAATCAGTGTTGTATTTGTATTTATTTGGTCTAATGACTTCTGTTTTTATTTATTTCGTTTGTTTGTTATTTGATAATGGTTTTTTACTATTTTCAAGTGAATTTTTTAGTAGTTTTTTGTGTGCATTGTTTATAATACCATATTTGTCATATAGCATTCGTATAATTTATGAATTGAAAAGTATCGTTTTTAACACGGCTGTTTTATTAAGATATAGCATTGCAAAAAAATTACTAAAGTTTGTGGAAGAAGAGAATAGTCAGGATAAAAAATAACAAATTAAAGCCCCACTAAATCGGGGCTTTTTTCATACCCTAAAGAACAAAAAAATCGAGGTGAGGTGAATGCCGAATGAAAAGAATTTAATAGTTCCAAGCTCGAGTGAAGCTCGAAAAAATGGCTCAAAAGGCGGTAAAAAATCAGGCGAAGTCCGCAGGCGTAAAAAGACTATGAAGCAGGTAATGGACTTCCTGCTTGAACAGCCTGCCAATACCAGAGCGGACTATGAGTTCCTCGTTGAGCAGGGCATTGACCTTAACAGCCTTGACCCTGACTTCATAAATAATATGCTTCTTGTGAATGCGGCTCTTATGGCAAGGGCTAAGCAAGGAGACGTTGCGGCGGTGAAAGAGCTGCGTGACATTATCCGTGATGACGATATGCTCAAACATAAGATAAAATACGATAACGCAAGGCTCAGGCTTGAAAAACAAAAGCTTGAGCCTGTTTCTATGCCCGATAAGACGTACAGCGGTATCCCTGCGAGCCTTGTCGCTCCTGCGTTCTCGCCTGTCTTGTTCGATATTGCAGAGCAGGAACATTCCGAGTATGTTTTCCCCGGCGGACGTGGCTCGACTAAATCTTCATTCTGCGGACTGAACGTTATCGACCTGCTTATGAAGAACGAGAATATGCACGCCTGCATCCTGCGCTCTGTGGCGAATACTCTTAAAGACAGCGTTTATTCTCAGATACTCTGGGCAATATCTGCACTTGGTCTTGATGATGAGTTTGCCTGCACAAAGTCGCCCCTTGAAATCACACGCATTTCAACAGGGCAGAAAATATACTTTCGTGGTGCTGATGACCCGTACAAGATGAAGTCTATCAAGCCTCCTTTTGGCTATATCGGCATCGTGTGGTTTGAGGAGCTTGACCAGTTCGGCGGTGAAGAAGCTGTGCGAACGATAGAACAGTCTGTTATAAGAGGTGGCGAGAGAGCATATAAGTTCAAGTCTTTCAACCCTCCGAAGTCGGCTCAGAACTGGGCGAATAAGTACATCAAAGTGCCGAGAACGGACAGACTTGTTACCGAAAGCACTTATCTTACTGTGCCAAAAAAGTGGCTTGGCAAGCCTTTTCTTGATGACGCCGAATTTCTCAAAGAAACCAATCCCACTGCCTATGAGAACGAGTATATGGGCATTGCAAACGGCACGGGCGGTAATGTATTCGATAACGTCCTCATAAGAGAGATAACCGACGACGAGATAGCACAGTTCGATAACATCTATAACGGCGTTGACTGGGGCTGGTATCCCGACCTTTACGCTTTTGTCAGAGTGCATTATGCCCCTGCTCAGCACACGCTGTTCATATGGCAGGAGTACACCTGCAACAAAACAAAGAATGTTGATACCGCAAAGCATTTGCTGGAGCTTGGTATCACGGCAAACGATCTTATCACCTGCGACAGTGCAGAGAATAAGTCTGTTGAGGATTACAGAGCATACGGCTTGCTTGCGAGAGGTGCAGAGAAAGGTCCTAACAGCAGGGAGTATTCATATAAGTGGCTGCAATCTCTGCGGAGTATCGTTATAGATAACAAGCGTTGTCCTGTGGCTTGCGAGGAGTTCATCAACTGCGAGTATGACAGGGATAAAGAGGGCAACGTTATAAGCGGCTATCCCGACGGCAATGACCACGTTATCGACGCCGTTAGGTATGCAATGGAAAGAGTATGGAAAAGGCGGGGTCAGTAAGCTATGGGCATTATTTCAAAAATAAGGGAGTGGATAAGCAGAATGCTTTCAAAGTCAGATATAAAGGGCGTTTACGGTATTGATATCGCCGTGACGGACAGTATGATAAGAGCTATTGACAAGTGGGACAGAATGTATGCAGGTAATGCAGCACCCAAGGGAGTTCACTCTCTGCGGCTTGAACACGCTGTTGTGAGGGAGTTTGCAAACACGGCTATCAATGAAATGACCCTGAAAGTTTCCAACGATAAGCTTGATGCCATAATGAAAAACGCTCTTGAAAACCTCAACAAAAATCTGCAAAGAGGTCTTGCAACAGGAGCAATGATAATAAAGCCGCTGGGTGCTGATAAGGTGCAGTATGTTCCACAGTCGCAGTTCATTCCTGTGGAGTATGACGTGAACGGCAGACTTATAAAGGTCATTTTCCCTGAGATAAAACGCATGGGCGATAATGATTACCGCATAAGGCTTGAATATCACGCTCTGGACTATGAAAAAGGGCTGACTATCACAAACAGGGCTTTCCGCTCCAATGATGGGGTATCTCTCGGCGCTGAGATACCCCTCACAGCTGTTTCAGAGTGGGCGGAGCTTATCCCTCAGATAGCCTATCCCCTTATGCTGCGACCCTCTTTTGGCTATTATGTCAACCCTATCGACAATACAGTTGACGGTTCACATTCAGGCGTATCAGTGTTCGCAGGGGCGGAAGAAGTCATAAGAAAAGCTGATATCCAATTCGGCAGGCTCGATTGGGAGTTTGAATCAGGAGAACGTGCAATAGACGTTGACGAGGCTGTGCTAAGACCTGTGACAGACCCGTTCACAGGTAAGAAGCGTGCAGAAATGCCTAAGCTCAATGAACGGCTTTTCAGAGGGGTAAATGTGTCGGCTGGCACGAGCGGTGACTTTTATCACGAGTTCTCACCGCAGTTAAGACAGGCTGATTTTATCGCAGGACTTGAAGAATACAAGCGTGAGATAGAATTTGCTGTGGGGCTGTCCTATGGGGATATCTCAAACCCTCAGACAGTTGATAAGACGGCAACGGAGATAAAGTCCTCAAAGCAGAGAAAGTTCGATACTGTCACGGCGATACAGAATAACCTCCGTGTCTGCCTTGAAGACCTGTGCTATTCGCTGGCGTTCTATAATGGGCTTACTCAAAGCGGCTATGAGCTGTCTGTGAACTTTGAGGACAGTATCCTTGCTGATGATGAAACAAAGCGTGCAAGCGACCGTCAGGACGTTTCAATGGGCATTATGCCCCTGTGGGAATACCGAATGAAATGGTATGGTGAGGACGAGGAAACGGCTAAGAAAATGACCTCCGACAGCACCGCAGAGGTTATAGAATAATGCTCAAAGCAAGCGAGATAGAGCGAGTTTCAATGGTTCTTGACAAGCCCCTGCGTGACCTTGAAATGCAGATAATGGAGGATATCGTCCGTAGGATAAAGATAAACGGCGAGATAACACGTTCGGCGGATTGGCAGATATACAGGCTTCACGAGCTTGGAATGAGCAAGCGTGAGATAAAGAAAGCCATAGCCGATAACCTTGACCTCTCCAAAGCTGAGATAAAAGAGCTGTACAATGAAATCCTGCAAAAAGGCTATGAATGGGACGATAGCATATACAAGACCAAAGGCAAGGCACGGATACCCCTTGAAGAAAATGAGGGGCTGCAAAGGCTGCTGTCGGCTGTATCGGAGCAGACTTCGGGGGAGCTTAAAAACATATCTCAGTCACTTGGATTTGCAGTAAAACAGCCTGACGGCAAACTTAAATTCACGCAGGCGGCTGACTTCTATCAGCAGAGCCTTGACAACGCCATAATGGGCATAGCAAGCGGAGCGTTCGATTATAACACGGTCATAAAGAAAGTCATTTCGGATATGACGAACTCAGGTCTGCGTACTGTGGACTATGCCACAGGCTGGAGCAACAGAGCAGATGTAGCCGCAAGGCGTTCGGTGATGACAGGGCTTTCACAGTTAACCGCAAAAATGAATGAGGATAACGCCAAAGAGCTTGGCACAGACTATTTTGAAGTCACTTGGCACAGCGGAGCAAGACCCTCTCACCAAGAATGGCAGGGCAAGGTCTACAGCAAAAAAGAACTTGAAACTATCTGCGGTCTTGGTACTGTGACAGGTCTGTGCGGAGCGAATTGCTATCACGATTATTACCCTTTTATCCCCGGCATATCTGAGCGTTCCTATACAGATGAGGAGCTTGCGCAGATGAATGCAGAGGAGAACAAGCCTGTTAAATACGGCGATAAAGAGTACACAAAGTATGAAGCTTTACAGCGGCAAAGAAAGCTTGAAACTGCAATGAGAGCCCAGCGGCAGAAGATACATCTTCTTGAAGAGGCAGGCGCAGACGAGGAGGATATCATCAACGCACGCTGTAAATATCGTGGCACTTCCCAGGAGTATACAAGGTTTTCAAAAGCAATGGGTCTGCCTCAGCAGAGAGAGCGTGTGAACGCCGACGGATTGGGGAATATGGGGGTTGGAAAAACCAAGATAGACTTGACGCAAAAAGATTATAGTGATATAATTGATATGAAAGGTAAGATGTCTGATATAGACGTGCGAAAGTGGTATAAACACCACAACAAAAATATCCCTCAGCTTATCGACAAAAGCAAGTCTATTGAAGAGCAGGCAAGGCAAGCTTGTGAACTGCGTAACAAGTATCGCTTTCAGGCAAGAGAGTTAATGGAAGATCAAAAAGCTCGTAAAACCCTTGACCAGACCGACCCTATCATTTCTTTTGAAGACTTGGTATCAGATAAAATGACACGAAAAAACATGAGCAGAGAAGAAGCCGTAGCAGACACTTTGAAGACCGCTGTAAAAACACGAAGATCAGTAGATAAAAGGTATGGATTGGATGATCAGCAATGAAGAAATATGAATACAATATTTGCACGGTTGCGGACAAAGAAATTTTTGAAAAGCAATGTGCGGCATTGGAAAAGCATATCCCAGGCATTGAACGTTTCGATATGCTGACAGATGTTGACGGCTCACAAACGCAGATATATGAATTAAACGGAAAGAAGATAATCGTACACAACAGTTATTATATTGACGCTGTGTACATTGATTCAGAAGTTGAACTTACAGAGTATTTCAAATGATAATTTTACCGCTTGACTAAGGTCGGGCGGTATTTTTATACCCAAATATCGGAATTAAGCACCTTAACGGGTGCTTTTTTCATACCATTTCGTCCTTGATATGACGTTAAACTGTCAGACTTTCACACCGCAGACAGAGCGGTATATAAGCTATGTAGAAAGGACAAACATATGAAGAACATTTTTGAGATCCTTGCCTCTCTGGGTATCGTTATCCCTGAGGACAAGAAACAGGACATCACAAAACAGGTGGCAGAAAATTATAAGACTGTGGCTGAGTTTGAAAAGGTGAAAAGCCGCCTTGAGGTGGAGCGTGATAACTATAAGGACAGCCTTGATACCGCACAGAACTCTCTCAAAGAATTTGAGGGTGTGGACGTCAAGGAGCTTAACGGCAAAGTCGCACAGCTCACCGCTGACCTTGCTAAGAAGGATACCGAGTATCAGGCGAAGATATCTGATATGGAGTTTGACGCTACCCTTGATAACGCTATCTCGGCAAGCAAGGCAAGAAACGTCAAGGCTCTTAAAGCTTTGCTTGATGTGGAAACTCTCAAAGCTTCCAAAAATCAGGCTGAGGATATCAAGACGGCTATCGAGAACGTGAAGAAAGATAACGATTATCTTTTTGAAAGCTCCGAGCCTATCAAGAACCCGGTTGCTCCCACAGGAACGCCTGCCGCAGGTGAAGTGAGCAAGGAAACCTTTGCAAAAATGGGGTATATGCAGAGGCTGGAACTTAAACGAACAGACCCCGAAAAATACGAACAGTTGAAAGGATAGGATATTATGAAAATGACAAATGGCATTAGAATTTCTATGCAGTATTTCGCAGAGCCGACAAAGATCACCGATCTTATCGATCCTGAGGTAATGAGTGACATGATCGACGCAAAGATAGAGTCTAAGATAACTGTATCTCCCTTTGCGAAGATAGACAGAACGCTCGTTGGCGTGCCTGGCGACACTATCACAGTGCCGCAGTATAAGTATATCGGCGACGCAGTTGATGTTGCAGAGGGCGTTGAAGCCGAAACTGTCAAGCTTGAAACAGACTCCACTCAGGCTAAGGTAAAGAAAGCCATGAAAGCGGTGGAGATAACTGATGAAGCGGTTCTCAGCGGCTATGGCAACCCTGTAGGTCAGGCGACTTCACAGCTTGCAATGTCTATCGCTTCTAAGGTGGACGCAGACAGCATGGACGCACTTATGAAAGCCCAGCTCATCTATGACGGCTCGGCTTCTGCTATCTCTTACAGCGGCATTGTTGACGCTGTTGACAAGTTCAATGAGGAGCTGAACACCGAAAAGGCTATGTTTATTAACCCTCATCAGAACTCACAGCTCAGAAAGGACCCGAACTTCATTTCAGCAGATAAGTATGACGGCAATGTGGTCATGACAGGCGAGATAGGTAAAATAGCGAACTGCCGTATCGTTCCGTCAAAGAAAGTTTCACTTAACGAGGCTATCCCGGAACAGTATGTGAGAGTTGACAGCGATGCAGAGGGTGCAAAGGAAGTCGTTGCGGACAGCACAGCTTCACCGACTGCATCACAGATAAAGCTCGGCTCAGTAACGCCTTGTGCAGAGGGTTACGCTCCAAAGGTGGGTGACTATGTTGTAAAGAACGCCGCTGTCAAAGCTGGCACTTTCTACATATGCCCTATCATCAAGCTCAACGCTGATACTGAAACAGAGGACGAAACATCAGCACTGACTATCTACCTCAAGCGTGATACAAACGTTGAGACCGAAAGAAAGAGTACAAAGCGCTGCACAGATATATCTGCTGACAAGCATTACACTGTGGCTATTTCAGACCAGTCTAAGGTAGTTCTTGCAAGATTCAAGAAGTAAAGAGGTGCGGCAGTATGAAAGCATATGCAAGCGAGAGCTATTATATAGGCGTTTATCTTTGCGGCAGAGAGCCTGACATATCTGCCGCTTTTGACTTCTATGCAATGCAAGCCACAAGCCTTATGAAGCAATATACCCTTGACAACGTTGACGAGAACGATATCCCCGAAGAAGTGAAAATGTGCTGCTGTGAACTTGCCGAGAATATTTTCAAGGCAGAGCAGGAGGGTGGCACTCAGGGGGTATCTTCCGAAAGCGTAGGGGGCTGGTCAAAGTCATATGAAAGCTCAGATATCCGCAGACAGAATGCTGACAGAGCCGTTCACGATATAGTGTACAAATGGCTCAGCGGAACAGGACTGCTTTACAGAGGGGTGAGATAAATGCTTGCGAACAGCGATTGCACAGTGTATCTTTTCGACAAGCAGACAGAGGGATTTGTGCGGAAGTATGCAGAGAAAGTTTACTGGTGTGAGAATAAGTCGGGAAGTATCGTGAAAAGCGGTATGCAGACCTCAGACAGCACAAGGGTGTATTTCTATGATGATAATGCACCGAAAACTCCTGCAAAGGATATGCTTGTGAGAGGAAAATGCGAGTTTGAGTTCGATAATCAAACGCCGCAGAGCATATCTGAGAGCATGAAAATGTTCCGTGCGGAGTATGACTTTGTTACGGTAATGAGCATTGATGATTATATGTTCGGCGGTCTGCCACATATGGAGGTGAGCGTGAAATGAAGATAGGTCAGCCTATGGACAGCAGGGCTATCACTTGGGATAAGTCCTTTGCAGCCAAGTATTCAGAACGCTTTGATAAGGCTCAAAAGTTCATTGACGCCGAGTGCATAAGGCATATGGTGAAGTATACACCTACCCTCAGCACGAATCTAAGAAAGTCTGCCACGAGAGGCACAAAAATAGGCAGCGGCAAGATACAGTATCTTGCACCTTACGCACGCTATCAGTATTACGGCAAGCTTATGGTATCCTCTGTTACAGGCTCGTCTTACGCCCGGCATGGAGAAAAGAAAGTGCTGACGGACATAGACCTTGTTTACAGCACTTTTAAAGAGCCACTTGCCGGCAAGCTTTGGTTTGAGCGAATGAAAGCCGACAAGAAACAGCAAATACTCAGAGGAGCGGCGGCGATAATGGGAGGCAAAGCGAAATGAACATAATCAAGCTTGTGAAAGATATTTTGCAGCAGTTTCCGAAAATATCGGAGGTCTGCAACGATATCCATATCGACTTTACCGATGATACGCCAACCAATTATGGCTTGTCCTCAACAGGCGACAGCCTTATAAGCTCTGATATTCTGGGCGGACAGACAAGACAGCATAACTTCATTCTCTATGCGGTGTATCAATCTATGAACGACTTTGACAGAATGTCAAACAGCGGCGTACTGCTTGAATTGCAGATGTGGCTTGAAAGCTATGCAGACAAGCACCGAGATACCACGTTCACTACCATAACAGATGACGAGGAAAGGACAGGCGTTCTTGAAAAGCTCACCTGTGCAAATGGAATGATATACGCAATACCAAACGAAAACACAAACGATACTGTGCAGTATCAGTTACAGATAGCGGCACAGTATCAGATATAAAAGGAGGAAAACATATGCCTGATTATTCATACAAGAGCGGAAAGCTCAACAGAAGTCATCTTCTGCATTATCTTGACACTACATTCGCAGCGGTCGCCTCATCACCAAGCTGGTATCTTCTCGGTAAGGACGTTGAGGACGCAAGTGTGGCACTCAACCCTGACACTTCCACAAAGAAGAATATCCTTGATGAAACCACAGTTGAGGACAACGGCTATGAGCCTGAGTTCGACCTTGACACATTCTATGCAAAGCCCGGTGACGCACTTTACGAAAAGCTCAAGGATATCATGATGAATCGTCTTACCGGTGACGCCTGCAAGACAAGCGTGCTTGAAGTCATCGTTGACAAGACCACAGGTGCGTATGACGCATGGACGGAAGATGTCATAGTCAAGCCGCAGTCTTATGGCGGACCGCAGGGTGGCGTAAATATCCCGTTCAACTGCACCTTTGCAGGAAACAGAGTGAAAGGCTCTGTCACCTTTGCGGCAGGCGTGCCAACGTTTGCAAAGGCTACGGAAGAACAAACTATATGACAAACATATGAAAGCACTTCGTCAAGAGCGGAGTGCTTTTTGTTTGCCATAATACAGAAAGGATGATAAAAATGTCAATGCAGTCAATAGATTTTAACAGCGGCAATTACAAAGAGTACGCTATAAACGGCGACGAGAACAGAGTTATAAGGATAAACGTGTCAGACGTTGGTATCATCACAAGGATACAGGACGCTATGAGCAAGGCTGACAATATCGCAGAAGAAGTGTCAGAACGTGAGAAGAACGAGGACAGAACTCAGCTTCTCAAAGAGTATGACCAGCGTGCAAGAGAAATGGTCAATGACATATTTGGAAGCAATGTGTGTACGGCGGCGCTCGGAAGCGTGAATGTGTTCTCTATGGCTTCAAACGGCAAGCCTGTGCTTGTGAACTTCCTTGAAGCACTTCTTGCGGTGGTGGTGCAGGAGATAAAGTCAGCACAGACGGCAGCTCAGATAAAGCTCGAAGAAAAGGCGAAGAAGTACATAGCTCCCGTTGTTGCTCAGCCTGCGGTCAACGTGGCGGAGCTTTCTGACGAGGACAAAAAGGCTCTGCTCAGGGAGTTGCTCAAATGATAGGCAGTTTGCCTACAGCCCTTGAAATAGGCGGCAAAGAGTATGCCATACGCTCAGATTTTCGGGTCATACTGCGGATATATTCAGCCTTTGCAACCCCTGAACTTGACGAGCGTGAAAAGTGCTATGTGTGCCTTAAATGCCTTTACGCTGAGGATATCCCACGAGAACATTTGCAGGAGGCTGTCAACAAGGCTTATTGGTTTGTAGGCGGTGGAGATGTTCCGCAGGAAAGCGTTCAGCCTGCAAAGACTATTGATTGGGAGCAGGACGAGAGTATTATTTTTCCTGCGGTGAACAAGGCGGCAGGCTTTGAAACGAGGACGGTAAAATATCTTCATTGGTGGACTTTTCTCGGCTATTTCAACGAGATAGGCGAGGGGCTTTTTTCGTCTGTTATAGGCATACGGCAAAAGCTTAACAAGGGCAAAAAGCTTGAAAAATACGAGCAGGAGTTTTACAGAAACCACCGCAATATGATAGACCTTAAACGAAAGCTCTCAGCAGAAGAGCAGAGGGCTGAAAACGAGGACAAAGAGTTTCTGAAACAACTGACGGGAGGTGAATGACAATGGCTGACGGGTGTTTGAATTTTGACACCAACATAAACAGCGAGGGCTTTGAAAAGGGCTTGAAAAGCCTTTCCGATATGGTGGGGGATATCAAGCCAAAGCTAAAAAGCCTTGCAATGGCTGTGACGGCTGCATTCTCCGTCAAGAAGCTTGTGGACTTCGGCAGGCAATCCATAGAAACAGCCTCAGACCTTGCGGAAGTTCAGAACGTTGTTGACACGGCTTTCGGTGAATCAAAGCAGAAAATGGAGGACTTCGCTGACACGGCTGTCAAGACCTATGGCATTTCAAAGCTCACCGCAAAGCAGACAGGCTCAAACTTCATGGCAATGGCGGCAGGAATGGGGCTTGCCAATGACAGTGCAAGCGATATGGCTATGGCTCTTACGGGCTTGTCGGCAGATATGGCTTCGTTTTATAACGTTGGTCAGGACGTGGCAAGCACGGCTCTGAAATCAATTTTTACAGGTGAAACTGAGACCCTCAAACAATTCGGTATCGTTATGACGGACGCCAACTTGCAGGCGTATGCGCTTTCAAAGGGTATAACGAAGTCAACTGCCGATATGTCGCAGGCCGAAAAAGTTCAACTGAGATACAACTACGTTATGTCACAGACGGCTCTTGCACAGGGGGACTTTGCAAAGACTTCTGACAGCTGGGCGAACCAGACAAGAATACTCTCTGAGCAATGGAAAGAGTTCGGAGCGACTATCGGCACTGTGCTGATGAACGTTCTTCTGCCTGCTGTCAAGGCGATAAACAGTCTGCTTTCACAGCTCATAGCTTTGGCACAGGGGGCAGCGAGGGCACTTTCAGAGGCGTTCGGCTTTGAACTAAGCAACAGTGCAGACGAGGCTCAAAGCATAGTGAAAAGCACCTCTCAGGCGGCGGATAATTACAGCGATATAGCCGACAATGCACAGCAGGCTCAGGAGGCACAGGAAGGCTCTCTTGCAAGCTTTGACCAGATGAACAAGCTGAATGATGAGAGTAAGTCAGACAGCACTGGGGTCAGCGGAGCTGGGGAGGTAATGCAGCCTTCCGGGACTAGCGTTGAGGTGGATACGGGAAAGGCAGATAAAAAGCTGTCTGACTTTTTCAAATCAGTAAGATCTCAGTTTGAAAAGCTTGCAGACTATCTTGATAAGAATTTTAAGCCTATTTTCGCCGATATATGGAGCGGACTTGAAAGAGAGAGCATTGAACTTGCTCAGATTCTCGGCGGAGTTTTCAGCGATATAATGTCGCTTTCCGAGCCGCTCAAAGCTTATTTTATAAACGATTTTACACCGCTTATGCAGACCGCTTTCAGCACGCTTGGCAAGATAGGCATAGGACTTTTTGACAGCTTCAACAAGGTGTTTTCTGATATCTGGAATGTGGCAGTGTTCCCTATACTGCAAAACTTTCTCACTGTAGGATTACCCCTAATGGCGGATTTTGGCACGCAGGTATGGAACACGCTAGGCGTACTGTTTGACAACATAAAAGAGATCTTCGATACCTTGTGGAACGGCGTTGCACAGCCTGTGTTGAACGCCTTGAAAACACTGTGGTGCGATACTTGGCAGAGTATTTCAGACTTTTGGAACGAGTGGGGACAGCCTATATTTGACGGCATAAACGAGGGTATAACCACCACAAAGAACGTATTCCTCAACCTGTGGGAAACAGTCTTGAAACCTGTGTTTGACAAGCTCATGGACGTGGCTGACAGCGTTTGGACGGAGCACTTGAAACCTCTGCTTGATGAGTTTCTCGACTTTGTTGGAACACTTATCACAAGCGTTCTGAGCATTTATAATAAAGCAATAGCACCTGTTGTGAACTGGCTTGTGAGCATACTCGGACCGATAGTCAGCAGTGTGCTTGGCAAGATAATAAAGACAGTGGGCAATGTCATAAGCAATATAATTGACGCCGTGAAGAACATTATTTCAGCACTTAAAGGCGTTGTATTGTTCATAACGGGAGTGTTCACCGGTGATTGGAAAAAAGCTTGGCAGGGTGTAAAGAAGATCTTCAAAGGCGTGTGGGACGCACTTGTTGACATAGCAAAAACACCTATTAATTTGATAATCGGGCTTATAAATGGTCTGACAGGTGCAGTAGAGGACGCAATAAATTGGATAATCGACGGCATAAACGAGCTGAGCTTCACGACGCCTGATTGGCTTCCCGGTGATCTTGGCGGTCAGACATTTGGCTTTGACCTAAGCCAAATTGATATTCCCGAAATACCCAAACTTGCTCAAGGTGCAGTGATACCGCCAAACTCTGAGTTTCTTGCAGTTCTGGGCGATCAGAAACGTGGCACGAATATCGAGGCGCCGCTTGATACTATCACGCAGGCTGTTTTGCAGGCTCTTGTGTCTTATGGCGGAGCGGGCGGAAATCAGAAGATAAGCGTTACCATACCGCTTACGCTCAACGGCAGGACTATCACACAGATAGTTATTGACGATATCAATGACTATATCAAGCGCAACGGCAGGTCGCCAATAAGGGCATAGGAGGTGCAGAAAATGAAAAGCAGAGGACTTATATTCGGCAGCGAAAGGGTCGCCACACCTGCGGAAGTGAGCTTTACAAACAACAAAATATGGTCGAACAATGCAGGGCGGACGGCTAACTGTAAAATGGTGGGCGATATAAGAGCCATAAAGAAAACTGTCACGTTGAAATGGTATCATCTCACAGGTGATGAGACGGCAAAGCTCAATGAGTATATCTCCAACGTTGACAGTCCGTTTTTCAGTATCACGCTCCTTGATGAAACATTTCAGGAAAGCACTTTTGACGTTTATGCAGGCGACCCAACTTATGAGGTTTTCGGCTGGGACGAGAACAAACAGTTCTGCAAAGGCGTTGCGGTGGATTTGATAATGCAGTAAAGGAGGCAGTCGAATTGTACCAAACAAGTGAGCTTGTGGCTCAGCGTATCGAGAGTTATTGCCGTATATGGAGGCTGTGGGTCGAAGGCGTAGAGGGTGAGGTGATAATGGGAGATCGGATAACTTCGGGTACAAGCACCTCTCAAAGCACCTCGCTCTCCGATGATATAGAGCTTGGTGCAGTGTGTTCGCAGTCTTGGACGTTACAGATAAACGATGCTGAAACACGTTTCCTCGGCAAAGAGTATGACCTGTCCCTGTACCTTGCAGACCTCACAGGCGTGACCACCTACTCCACCCTAGAAGCCTACACCTACGCAGAACTTTCAAAGCTGACAGTAGAGCAGATAAGCAAGCTTGGAGAGGTGCTTGACGGAGAGAGGATACCCCTTGGGCGTTTTACCTGCGTGAAGTCGAAAAAGTCGGGCGGAAATACTGAGGTTACTTTTGCAGATAGGTTGTATTTTTCCGATAAGGTCTACAAGCCAAAAGTCGCCCTGCCTGCATGGAGCAAAGCTGTTGAGGATGACATATGCAAGCAGCTTGGACTGCAAAACGGCAACGACTACACCATCCCTGCAAAGCTCCGTGTAAAGGGCGGAGCAAGGCTCTACGGCAAGGGGCATATACGCCTAAAGACCGCAAACTTCGACTTCAAAATAAGCTCTATACCCAAAGACACCACAATGCGGCAAATGCTCAGTTACATCGCCTCGGCACAAGGCGAGTTCGGCTTTGTTGACCGATACGGCAGATACGTCCGCAAATGGTACGGCTCGAGCGTGAAGATACTGGATAACAACACTATCGACCTGCCAACGCTGGGGGAACGTCCGAATGTTTTGGCAGGCATAGTCTGCAAGGTCAGCGACAGCGAAACTCTGCGGCTGGGCAACACCACAGGCACGGCAGGGCGTGTGCTGGAGTTTGAAAATCCATATATGACAATGTCGCTGCTGCGGTCATTGTGGCATAGGATAGGCGGCTTTTCGTGGTATACAACGGAGCTTTTTCACCGCCTTGGCGACCCCCGATTTGACGTTGGTGACGTGATAACATACGTCAGCGAAAGCGGCGAAAGCTACGATATACCAATAACTAACATAGGATTCAATTTTGACGGCGGACTTTCAGCCGATATTTCTGCGGTGGGTCTGTCGGTGGAAGAACAGCTTTAGGAGGCGAGATAATGGACGAAAATGAGATAACAACTGTGGCTGATACGCAGGCGGAGAATACTGCCGATACAGCGGACACAGGTCAGACAACGCCCACTACCGAGGAGCTTATCCAGCAGCTTACGGCGAGAGTGGCAGCACTTGAAGAAATAGTCGGCGAGGACGAATACGAGCTGAGATACTCAGGAGAGCAGACGGACGAGCTTTTAGACGGCGGTACAGCGGTGTTTCGTGCAAAGACAGCGGCGCAGATAGTAAGCCTTGTGAACAGGCTCTACCCACTGTATATGCGGTGGGGGTCTTTCACGGTGAACATGAAGGTCAACGCCGACAACGGCTCACAATGGACTTACAACACACGCACAGGCATGATACCCTCTGGGGTCACGAACCCTGCGGTGTTTATGGTGTGCGACTGGAACAAAAAGCACTTCAAGTCGCAGAGCTTTCAATACAAAGTCGCAAGCAACGGCAGGGACATCGACTGGGAGGCATACCTTGAACACACCTCAGACCAAGGCGGCACATACGCTTTCAAGGTGTACTATCTCATAGTTGGCAAAAATGCGGAAGGGGGAAGTATAGTTGGCTAGTTTCACGGAAAATCTCGGGCTTAAAAAGCCTGACAGAACGGACAGGTTCAGCATCGAGGACTTCAACGGCAATATGGATATTATCGACACTATACCCGATATGGCGAGCGGACAGAGCCTTGTGGGAGTGTCGGTAGGAGAAGCATACGGAAATATAGGTATAACAGGCATAGCGGAGGCGGTCGAAGATGAAAATATATGAGGGAACAGACGGACTGAGAGGGCTGATAACAAAGCTTATCGAGGTGTGGAATTTCAAGAAGATAACGTATGACGGTGAGGGTTCAACAATAAGTACGAATAATGTTGTATTCCATTTGTGGGTAACTGATGAAGTGTTTCTGTCTGGTCAGTTCAGCGACACAGAGGAACACGGCTGGCTTGACCTCGATGCACAAACAAATAATCTAGTATGTCCTTGTGTAGTTATTTACACGTATCCAGATAAAAGACGTTGGGTAATTTACAAACAAAATGACCTAATTGCTTTTGGTATCCAAAGCAATCAGAACGAAAGACCTCCGATATTTACCGTTATCGGTGAGGTAACGGACTATGAAGCGCAGGAAAAGAGTTATGGTTTGGCAACAAGTTATGCAAATAACAATTCAAACCAGTACTCCGTGTTCACTGACGGAACAGCAATAAGGTCAATGCCTTACAGACCAATGTGCAGACGAAAGGCAATTACTTCTCTTGCACCTGTGACGTCGTCAACGCTGAACAAGGGTTTTACAAACCTTTATCATGTTCTTTCACACACATCGGGTCTAGAAGATGATCAAACTTATCCTGACTACACAGTTCCCACGCAGACAGTGCTGCTTAACGGCAAGAAATATCTGTTAAGCAGATTTGCTTTTGAGATAAAGGAGTGAGCAAGGTATGAAACAGAAATTTGCAAAGCTTATAGACGTCAAGTCTATCGTGACGATACTGCTGACGGCAGTGTTCTGCGTGTTGGCACTTCGCCGCACGATAACTGCAGAACAGTTCATCACGGTGTTTACTGTGGTGATATCGTTCTATTTCGGCACGCAGAGCGCCAAGAGAAAGTCAGGTGATGACGAGTGACGGAAGCAATTATCGTTGCACTGATAACAGCTGCTTCAGCGGTAGTGTGTCAGCTTGTCATAGCATCTAACAGCCGTAAGACTATGCAACAGGCGCAGTACGACAGCCAAAAGCTTATTGAATACAAGATAGACAAGCTGTCTGAGCGTGTGGACAAGCACAATTCCGTTATTGCTCGGACTTACAAGCTGGAGCAGGATTATGCGGTGGTCGCTGAACAGATAAAGGTCGCAAACCACCGCATTGAAGATTTAGAAAGGAAGTAATTTTATGGCAAAGACATTTAAGGGCATTGATATTTCATACTGTCAGGGAAATATTGATTTTGCAAAGCTCAAGGGCAAGGTAGACTATGTTATCATGCAGATAGGCTACGGAAAGTATGCAAGGCAGGTGGACAAGTTCTTCAAGAGAAACTATGCTCAGTGCAAGAAGTACGGCATACCTTGCGGTGGATACTGGTTTAGCTACGCCACAACTGCCGCTGAGGCAAAGGCAGAGGCAGTAGCTTGCCTGTCCGTAATAAAGGGCAAGACTTTTGAGTACCCTATCTACTTCGACGTTGAGGGCAAGTCGCTTGTGGGCAGAACAGCGGTATCTGCAATGTGCAAGGCGTTCTGTAACGCTCTTGAAGCGGCAGGCTACTGGGCAGGTATCTACATAAGCAGAAGTCCTGCTCAGACCATGCTTGAAGCTTCTGTCGCCAAGAGGTATGCACTCTGGCTTGCAGAGTATGGCTCACGTTGCAACTACGGCGGAACATATGGTATGTGGCAGTACAGTTCTACAGGCAGAGTCAGCGGTATCAGCGGCAATGTTGATATGGATATCTGCTATGTGGACTATCCTGCGAAGATAAAGGCGGCAGGGCTGAACGGCTTCAAGAAGCAGGCTATCAGACCGACTAGCAAGCCGACTGCAAGCTCCACCAAGAAGACAGTGACTTATACGGTGAAACGTGGTGATACGCTCTCAGGCATCGCACGGCGTTACAAGACCACTGTTGCGAAGCTTGTCAAGGATAATGGTATCAAGAACGCTAATCTCATTTATGTGGGGCAGAAAATCAAAATCAAGTAGGTAGTAAGACAGCCGACAGGGATTATTCCTTGTCGGCTGAAATTGTTTTAAAATAACTGTTGATTTATACATAATAATGTGATATAATGTAAAAAAACAACGGAGATAAAAATGTGAATGGGGATAAAATAGATTATATGGATTACATAATCAAAAGCGTACCAATAATAATAAGTTTAGTTGCGTTATTTATATCAATTATTTCATATAGATATAACAAGAAAAAGAATAAAATCGAGAAAGCCATTGAACTTGCAAATTATTATCAAGAACTAATAAAGGAAATTAATGAAATAATTGAAGTTTTAAGGGCTCATGAAAACATTTATGATATTATAACATCTGATAAAATTGCAAGAAATCCAAACTTAGAATTCAGCAAGGAGGAATCTCAGAAGCTACTTGAAGAAGACTGGGCAACGCTTGAAGAATTCTTTATAAAAGATGGAATGAAAGAAAACATTCTGAATAATATATATCTATTTTATATGAACAGTATAATTGAAATGAATCCATTATTTGCTCTTATTTCTGATGATGAAGAGAATAAAGAGTGCAACATTAACGCAACTTTTATAAAAGGGTACTACAAAGGAAAAATTAATGATTTTTTAAACAAATTAGAAGCGTTTTCAATGACATTTGTTCAGGGCGTGGCTGATGACGATGTGGTATATCAATCATTACATCAGAGCTATTTGGGCGTAGTAAAATTTTTGTATTTTAGAATTTCATATCAAAATATTTGTAAAAACGAATCTTATTTTACTAATATAATCAATTTGTATCAAAAATGGTCACAAAGGGCGAATGATACAGAAGATAAAATAGCAAAAGCAAATGATAAATATAAAAAGGCTATAGACAAAGCTTCAAATGCAACTCCAAAGGCTAAAATATAA